TGCACGCCGGACGAACACGGCCTCAAGGTCCGCGCACTGCTGGGCGGCACCGAACTGGGCCGGCAGCTGTACCAGGAGATCTCCGGAGGCTACACCACGAAGATGAGCTTCGCCTTCGTCGTAGCTGAAGACCGCAGGGAGATCATCGAAGACCAGCAGACCGGAGACGTGACGGTGATCCGGACCATCACCCGCATCTCCAAACTTTACGACGTCAGCGCAGTGAGCCTGCCGGCAAATCCTGCGACGACCATAGCAGCCCGCACCTATAGCGAGGGAGTCATCGCTGAGGTAAAAGCGGAGAGACAGAGGGCTGCAGAAGAAACCGAAGCAAAACAGAAGGCCATCGCCCGGATCCGGATCCTGGCCGGCCAGTAAAGGAGCACGACATGGACTACAAAACCATGGAGACCGCAGCCCTTGAGGAGCGCCTGTCCAAGATCGTCGAAGAGGCGACCGAGGAGAGATCCCTGGAAGAGCTGAAGGCCTACGAAGAAGAACAGCGCGCCATCAAGGCAGAGCTGGAAGCACGGAAGGCGGCCGAAGCAGATCGCAGAAGGATCGCTGAAGAAATCGCCAACGGATCCGGCGAGACCGTCAACGAGGATCCCGCAACCAACGAAAGGAAACAGAGCAAAATGGAAAACAAGGAAATCCGCAACAGCAAGGAGTACATCGACGCCTTCGCGAACTACATCCGCACCGGCAACGACGCAGAGTGCCGCGCCCTGCTGTCTGACGCAGCATCCGGCACCGTACCCATCCCCGAGTTCGTCTCCGGCATCGTAGCCGAGAGAGTGAAAGAGTCCCGGATCCTGTCCAGAGTTCGCAAGGTCAACGCGCCTGGCGTCCTGAAGACCGGCTTCGAGATCAACGCACCCGTGGCGACCCTGCACGCTGAAGGCGGCGCAGCAGTCGACGAAGAAGCCCTCACCCTGGGCATCGTAACCATGAACCCGGCGAGCTTCAAGAAGTGGGTCAGCTTCTCTGACGAACTGATGGAGAACAGCGAGAGCTTCATCGAGTACATCTATGACGAAATCACCCGCGGCATCATCAAAGCCGAAGAGAAGGCCGTCATCGATGCCATCCTGGCTGCTCCGCAGACCGCGACCGCGGCAAGACCTGCCGTAGCCAAGACCGGCTCCGCTGCAGGTGCCATCACCGACTTCGTAGACGCGAGAGCGCTGCTGTCCGGAGCTGCTGAAGACCTGGTGGTCATCGTCAGCCCGGCTGACTATGCAACCTACCGCGGCCTGCAGATGGCTGCGACCTACGGCGTCGACCCGTTCGACGGTCGCGAAGTCATCGTGTCCGACTACGCCACCGTGCCCATCATCGGCGACCTGTACGGCGTAACCCTGAACAGACCGAACGGCGACGAGATCCAGTTCAAGCTGGACGAGCACACCATGATGACCAGCGACATCGTCAGACTGCTGGGCAGACAGGCGGCATCCGTCGCAGTCACCGGCAACCTGTACTTCGCGAAGGTGGCAGCCTAATGAAGAAGGTCATCCTGACGAACGACACCGTGGTCCGCTTCGCTAAAGGCACGGTCCTGGAAGTCTCCGATCAGGAGGCCGCCAGACTGATCGCCTTCAACAACGCGGCACCGGCGCCTGAAGAGAAGCCGGCAAAACCGGCGAAGAAGGCAACGGCCAAGAAGGGCTGATGCTTATGTGGGCGACGCGGTCCTCCTACCGCCCGCCCACTTCAGTTATTAGGAGAGGAGAAACAACATGCTGGAACTTGTAAAGACCGCGCTGCGGATCACTTCGACAGCCTTCGACGCTGAGCTGTCGATGCTGATCCAGGCGTGCATGGCTGAGCTGGAGGCGATGAACGTGACGGTGGCCACCGACGAAACCGGTGCCCCGACGTCCCCGATGGTCAAGTCCGCCGTGGTGGCCTACGTCAAATGGCGCTTCGGCAACCACGAAGACAAGGACGAGTGGCGGGACATCTACCACATCATGCTGGCGCAGCTGAAGACCATGACCGGTTATACGAACTGGAGGGACGGCATCGATGGCTGAAGCAATCGACTTCTATCTGGTCAAGGAGACCTACGTCAAGGACCAGATCGGGCAGCTGGTGGCCAGCCTGAGCCGGCGCCAGCTTCTGGGCGAGCGTGAGAGCGTGACCCGGGCGGAGTGGTCGGCAGCAGGACAGAACGGCCTGCAGGCACAGTACCGTGTCAACATGTTCGCGCCGGACTACGAGGGCGAGAAGATCCTGCAGATGGAGACCAACGGGACGCTGAAGAACTTCGGCATCTATCGAGTCTTCCGGAGCGGCGACACGCTGGAGCTGTACCTGGAAGAAAAGCCGGGCAACACCAACGACCCGACGGTCCCAGAGGACGCCAATGGCTGACAGCTACACCGTGGAGGAGTTCGCCCTGGCGATCAATGAAGCGCTGCAAGAGTTCGCCGGCGCGGTGGACTACGACGTCTGGTACGTGACCGAGAAGGTCGCAAAGCAGGCAGCCGCAAACGTCCGCGATGGCATCAAGTCTTCAGGCATAAAAGGCACCGGAGCCTATCGCAAGAGCATCCGGGTCCGCAGCCTGAAGGAAAAGCGGCTCGTGCACAAGAAGATCATCTACGCCAAGGCGCCCGAGTACCGGCTGACACATCTGCTGGAGTATGGGCACGCCACGGCAAACGGCGGACGCACCAGAGCGTTCACACACTGGAAACCAGCAGAGCAGAAAGCCATCGACGACTTCGTCAAGGAACTGCGGGAGGCTATAAATGACCATTAAACAGATGCGCGAGATCCTGGAAGGCGTTCCGGGCTTCGAGAACAAGGTGACCTACTACCAGTGGCCAATCAATGAGGCGCCGGCTCTGCCCTACGTCTGCTTCTTCGAGCAGCAGGCGTACACGTTCCCGGCGGACAACGTGGCCTACTATAGCCGGCCACGGATCAGCGTCGAACTATACACAAAAGACCGAGACCTTGCCACCGAGGCGCTGTTCGAGCAGGCCTTCACGGCGGCAGGGCTCTACTACACGAAGGAGACCGAGTACCTGGACGACGAGCGCTGCCAGTTCACGGTCTTCCAGTTATAAGGAGGCCAAAACATGGCAGAGAACAAAGTCCGGTTTGGACTGAAGAATGTTTATTATGCCGTACTGACCGAGAGCACCGACGGCACCGCGAACACCTACGCCACCCCGGTGGCAGTTCCGGGCGCCGTCAGCCTTACCCTGGACAGCAACGGCACCGACGGCACCTTCTATGCCGATAACGTGGCATACTACAAGACCTTCGCGAACAACGGGTACACCGGCGAGCTGGAGATGGCCCGGATCAACGACGCGATGCTGCAGGACGTCTGGGGCATGGATCTGGACGCCACCAGCAAGATCCTGTACGAGAAGACCGGCATCCAGCCGAAGCCCTTCGCTCTCCTCTTCCAGATCGAGGGCGACCAGGACGAGGAGCTGAACTGCTTCTACAGAGTGGTGCCGACCAGCAAACCATCGGCAGGCAGCCAGACGGTCGCCGAAGAAGTCGAACCGGTCACCCAGACCTTCGAGTTCGAGGCGCTGCCGCTGGTCACCGGCCCGGCAACCCAGGCAGGCCTTATTAAGGCCAGAACGACGGATGCAACCCCGGACGCGACCAAGACGGCGTGGTTCACGGCGGTGCAGATCCCTGCATAATAAAACAACCAGCAAAGAGCGGCGGACCTTCGGGTCCGCCTTTTCGTGCATATAGGAGGAGGACTACATGCGGAAGACAATCAACATCGAAGGAACAGAGCGGACCGTAGACGCGAACGCGCTGCTGCCGAGGCAGTACCGGAAGGAGTTCGGGCGGGACGTGATCGTGGACATGCAGAAGCTGCTGGGCGGGATCAAGTTATCAGCGGAAGCCATGAAGCGGGCCCGCAAGGATCCGGACGGCATGGCTGCCGAACTGCTGGCAGATCCGAACGCCCTGGACAGCATGGATCTGTCCGTCATCGAGAACCTGGCGTGGCTTATGCTGCGCGCCGGCGGCGAGGACGTAGGCGACACCGTAGAAGCCTGGCTGGGAAGCCTGACCGACACGATGACCATCTACAACATCATGCCGGACATCGTCGAGCTGTGGGTCAGCAGCCAGAGCACGACGTCCAAAGCTAAAAAAAAATGAAATCCACGACCCGGCCCTATAACGGCGCGGTCTTTATGCTGCGCTGTGCCGAGCTGGGTCTTTCAGACGAAGCCCTGGCGGGCATGACCATCGGCATGGTCTACGACCTGCTGGCCGAGAAGGCAAACGACCAGGAGGACTACCCGGTCAAGGGCGACCAGGACGACATCCGGAAGATCTTCGGATAAGGAGGCCGAAATGGCAAACAACATCAAGGGCATCACCATCCAGATCGGAGGCGACACCACAGGGCTGGACAAGGCACTGAAGGGCGTCAACGGGCAGGCACGGGAAGCCCAGAACGAACTAAAAGAGGTCAACAAGGCCCTGAAGCTCGACCCGACGAACGTCGAGCTGCTGGAGCAGAAGCAGCGGGCCCTGGCATCGGCTGTAGAAGCCACCACGAAGAAGCTGGAGACCTTAAAGGACGCACAAAAGCAGGCAGCGGACCAGCTGGCCCGTGGCGACATCGGTCAGCAGCAGTACGACGCCTTGAGCCGGGAGATCGTCAAGACCGAGGCCGAACTGAAGAAGGCTAAGGACGCCCAGGACAACTTCAACATATCAGCCGAACAGGCCAGCGCGAAACTGTCCGCAGTCGGAGACAAGGCGCAGATGGTCGCGGACAAGACCAAGGCGCTGTCCGCAGCTGCAGCTGGGCTTGTAGTGGCCATCGGTGGCGCGGCCATTAAGTCGGCAGCATGGGCGGACGATCTGAACACACTGAGCAAGCAGACCGGCCTGACGACGGAAGACCTGCAGAAGATGCAGTACGCCAGCGAACTGGTCGACGTATCGGTCGACGACATCGCCGGCAGTATGAGCAAAATGCGCAGGGCGATGGCTACGGACGGCAAGCAGGACGTCTTCGCTCAATTAGGCGTCAGCGTCCGAGACGGCACCGGAGCACTCAGAGACAGCAGCGACGTCTTCTACGAGGTCCTGGACCGCCTGGGCAAGGTCGGAAACGAGACCGAGCGGGACGCCCTGGCCATGGAGATCTTCGGGAGATCCGCTGACCAGCTGGCCGGCATTATCGACGACGGTGGCGCAAGCCTGAAGGCTCTGGGCGAAGAAGCAGAGAACCTGGGCCTGATCCTGGACCAGGACACCCTGGACGCCATGAACCGCGTCAACGACCAGATCGACCGGTTAAAAGCCCAGGCGCAGGGTCAGTTCGCAAAAGCTGGCGCAGCTGCCCTGGAAGCACTGACCCCGGCCATCGAGGGCATCGTAAACGCCCTGAGCAAGGTGCTGGAGTTCATCGGAAACCTTAACCCGGAGGTCATCAAGGTCGTGACCATCATCGCGGCCATCGTGGCAGCCATCAGCCCGGTGGCGGCTATCATCGCGAAGATCGCCGGACTGCTGGCAACGCTGGCGCCACTGCTGCCTGTTATCGGCACGGCCCTGGCTGCCCTGGCGTCTCCGGTCACGCTGGTGATCGCCGGCATCGCGGCGCTTGTCCTTGTACTGGCTGACCTTGTGAAGACGATCTACGACAACTGGGACAAGATCAAGCAGAAGTTCACCGACGCGAAAGACTACGTGGTCGGGATCTTCGAGAAGATCCGGGACGCCGTAAAAGAAAAAATCAACGCGGTCATCGACTTCGTGAACAAGGGCATCGAAGCGATCAACAAGCTCATCGCAAAAATAAACGACAGCGCCCTGGGCAAGTTCTTCGGGATCAACATCGGATCCATCGGCACGCTGCCGGCACTGGCAGGCGGTGGAAGCCTGGCATCCGGGTCCGCGCTTGTAGGTGAGAACGGTCCGGAGCTTCTGTCCATGAGCAACGGCCGGGCAAACGTGCAGCCGCTGCAGCAGACCACCAACACGTACAACACGATCAACCAGACGAGCCGGCAGCCGGTGCAGGTCAACCTGGAGGTCAGCGGGATCCAGCTGGCGAAGGCCTTATATGATCCCCTGAAGCAGGTCAGCAGGCAGTACGGCCCCAGCTTCGTCACGGAATAAGGAGGAGCGGATGACCCTAATCATCAACGGGCAGGATTTCTCTGCCTATATTCAGCAAAAGACGGACATCGTCGAGACCATGCGGAGGATCGTCGGCCCTGCGCAGGACACTGCGGTGGACGGCACCGAGATCCTGGACCTGGTCAAGATCAAGTGGGACCCGGCCTTCCGCCTGAAGCCGCTGCCGAAGAACATGATGCAGCAGCTGATCGCCATGATGGAGCAGGAGCAGGTCACGATCCAGTACGACAGCGTGGTCCAGAACACGCTGCGGACCATCGACGCGGAGCCGGTCAGCATCACCGTCCAGTACGCGACGGACTGGAACGGCCAGGAGATCTACGCAGACACCCCGATCTCTTTTATGGAGGTGTAGCCCGTGAACTATATCCAGTACGGCCGCGAGTTTTTCCACGGCAACAGCCGCCGGTGGGGCACTAACGGTCTTTTTATGAACGGCGAGGTGGAGCAGCGGATCGCCCTGTTCGGGAACGAGCTATCGGCGGACAGCTTGACCTTCGTCGTTAATAGCAAGGCCCTGGTCGGAGACGGTACCGGCTACGCCTTCCTGCTGGACAGCGACATGAGGCCCCTGCAGACGTCTGACGGCAAGTTCCTGGTCACGCGGCAGATCTACACCGACTGGCGCAACTTCGTGCCAGGCGCGTCTCTGGACCTTTACAACAACCCAGGCGGCACCATGATCGGCCGGTTCTACGTTCAGGACGTGAAGCGGATCAACCGGAAGGCGGTCCAGTTTACCTGCACAGATTGCGTGGGGATCCTGGACGGCATGGACGACCACGGCGGTGGAGTCTATACCGGCGAGACCGTCTCCCAGATCTGCGCGGAGATCTTCGCCGGATCCGGGCTGACGTATACAGTCGGCGAGGACGTCGGAGCGGTCCAGTGCTACGGACGCCTGGCGCGAGACAACCGGCGTGTCAACATGGGCAAGCTGCTGGTCGCAACCGGGGCAACCCTGAGCGAGAAGAACGGCGTGGTGCAGATAACATACCTGGGCGCCGGAGCCCCGTCCACCATGTACCAGAGGAACGTATACATGCACGGCGGGAGCGTCACGAACAAAGACAGAGCGACCGGCGTGGAAGTGACCGAGCACGCCTTTTATGAGCTGGCCACGGATGCGGACGCGGTCCTGTTTGACAACACGGCCGAGGTCACGCCGGCAGCGTCTCAGCTGGTCATCTTCCAGGAAGCCTGCCACGATCTGACCGTGACCGGCACGCTGACCCTGGAAGAGAGCAACGCGAACTACGCCATCGTGTCCGGCGTCGGAACGCTGTCCGGGAAAGTCTACACGCACACCAAGCGCCAGATCTCCAAGTCGACCGGCGTCGTGTCGAACAAGGTCAAGGTCGAGAAGATCGAGAACAACGAGCTGATAGGCTATCACAACAGCGACTACGTGGCGCAGCGGATGGCGAACTGGTACAAGGTAGAGCTGGGCGTGGGCATGGAAGCCCTGGATCCGACCGGGGCCCTGATGCCTGGCAGCTACGTGAACCTGGTCGACCCGTTTGGACAAGCCAGGACCGGATGGACGCGGCACAAGTCCTTCGCGATCGGAAACAAGACCCGCGCCACCTGGGACGTCGCAATAGACTGGACACCTGGACCCTGGGGCAGCAACCTGGACGCCTGGGAGCTTATAACCGAGAACCAGACGTGGACGGTCCCGGCTGGAGTAACGTCGCTGCGCATCGTCCTGGGACAGGGCGGCAAAGGTGGCGGAGGCGGGAACGATGGCGGCTCCGGTTTGTCCTGCAGAGACCCGGGAGACGGTGGGGCTGCAGGCGCTGCAGGCACTCCGGGCAAGGTCAACATCGTCGACATCACAGTCACGCCTGGGCAGACGTTCCAGGTCACGATCGGAGCGCCAGGCGCCGGAGGAGATCCGAACGAAGACGGATCCGATGGAGGCGAGACAACCTTCGGAAGTTATTCCAGCGCGGACGGCGTCGTGCCGGAGCAGGGCTTCCTGAACCAGTTCACCGGCGACGTATACGCGGTCGCGGGCGAGGCCGGCATCCCAGGAGCAAAAGGCGGAAAACCATCGACCAACCAGTGGGAATACGGCGAAAGCGTAACGGCGGACGGACAAACCTGGACGGGAGGTCGAGGCACTCGTCCGAAAACATCAAGCAGTGGCACCTATTCATACAGCGGAGCAGGCGGCGGCGGTGCTGCATACGGAAACAACGGTGAAAACGCATCAAGCGCAGAAAATGCAGGGAGAGGCGCCGATGCAACTGATCGGCCGGATCTTCCATCGCCTGGCCTTGGAAGCGGAGGTATCGGTGGCAACGGCGGCGGAGGCGGCGGCCAAGGCGGAACGAGGAACAACATCTGCTGGAGCGGAAGCGACGCAGCCGGCGGCAGAGGCTCCAAAGGCTTCGACGGCGGCCCTGGCTGGTGCATGCTGCTTTATAAGGCCGCATCCTAAGAAGGGAGAAAATATATGGCAGTAATAAACGTGGATGATATCTACATCTTAGGCGAAACAGGCGAGCAGGTAGACAAAGTAACGGGCCTGTTCACGAAGGACGAAGGCACGACCGAAGAAGAGAAGGCGTTCGCGCAACTGAACATCGGCGGAGGCGGCGGCGGGCGGAACCTGCTGGACAATCCATTCTTCCAAGTGAACCAAAGGGGCTTTACATCGAACCCGGGGACAAACAACGTGCGGTGCGTCGACCGCTGGTTCATCAATAATGGCGGCGGCACAGGAGGCGCAACCACGCTGAACAGTGACGGCACGATGACGATTACAAGCGGAACAGTCGCGCAGACTTTTCAGCAGTCAATAGAAATTGTACCGTCTGCGCTTCTGGGCAAAACGCTTTGCATGTCCATTATGATGAGCGACGGCACTATTTATTCAGCAAGCGGCGAAGTGACGGCGCAAACATCAACAACAAAAGAACTTTTCCGCGTGAACTTCCCCGAAGGCCGCGTTTTTGTTTATCTGCAACCCGCCGGCACAAATATCATAACCCCGCAGCTTCAAGTCTATACGGGGAAAAGCATCACAGTTCGGGCTATGAAACTTGAAGTCGGCAACGCGTCCACCCTTGCCAACGACGCCCCGCCCGACTACGGGCAGGAACTGGCAAAGTGCCAGCGCTACTTCTACAGGATGACAAGCATCGGCAGCGCATACCCGTTTGAAATGGGCTTCGCCACAAGCGCGACAAACTTCCGCGTTGTACTTCCAACACACTGCAGCATGCGCACACCCGTGCAAAGTGTGACGATGAACGGCGGGAACTTTTACGCATACGGAGGCGGCGTGGCGGCTGGCTTGACTTCGGTCAGTTACACTGGCTGGGTACCGAATGGCATCGTCGTGACCTTCACAACTTCAGGCCTAACGGCCGCGGCAATTTACGCCCTTATGTGCAACAACGCCTCGTCCTATATCGATATATCCTGCGACATCTAACCACCCACGGGCGGCGGGTCGTGTAGCCGCCCTTATATTTGAACCTATCACCCTATCAGCCGAACGGCAGAAAGGAAAAACAATGGCATACAACATCTTCGAAAAGACTTGGAACAACGAAGGCAAGGCAAGTTTCGCCGCCTACGAAAAGGAAGACGAGGACGAGGCCTTCGGCCTGTACCATCAGAAGTGCGCGACCAATCGCAAAGACAAGAACTGCCCGCGCTACCTCGTGACCCTGTCCACGGATGAGGGCACGACGATGCAGAACGAGTACAGAGTGAAGCCCGTCGCGAAACCCGCAGAAGAATAAGACGCAGGAGGCGCAGCAAATGAACGCAGACACAATTAACACGCTGCGGCTGAAGATCTGCACGATCGGAGGCGTCATCGGCAGCTTCTTCGTGCAAAACTTAGGCGGCTGGGATAAATGGCTGGAGACGCTGATCATCTTCATGATCGCGGACTACATCACCGGCTTGCTGCTGGCATCGGTATGGCACCGGTCTCCGAAGTCAGAAGACGGCGCCCTGGACAGCCGTGCCGGGTACAAGGGCCTGATTAAGAAGTGCGGGATCCTGCTGGCGGTCCTGGTGGCCTACCGGATCGATCTGCTGCTGGAAATGAACATGGCCAGGAACGCGACGGTGGTCGGCTTTATAATCAACGAGACGGTCAGCATCATGGAGAACCTGGGACTGATGGGCGTCCCGTTCCCGGAGCCGATACAAGCCGGACTGGATCTGCTCAGCGGCAAATACAAGGACATGCGCGAGAAGATCCGCAGCAGCAAGGAGACGGACGACGATGGCAACGTTTAGTCCGCAGCTGGTCATACCTGCCGCCGGAGATCCCTACTACAACACGATCAAGACCGGCGGCTATAACCCCTGCATCCTGGGCAACCCGCAGCGCAGGGAGAAGAACCTGAACGTGATGCCGAACTGCGTCGGGTATGCCACAGGCCGCTTTAACCAGATCTACCACGAGATCCTGGGCGGGCACGGCTGCCAGTACCTGGGCAACACGAACGCGGCCAACTTCATCGACCTGGCACGCCGGCAGGGCCTGCTTATAAGCCAAAAGCCCACCAAGGGCGGCTGCATGGTCTGGAAGGGCGGCAAGACCGGCGAGGGCCACGTGGCGATCGTAGAGCTCATGATGGGCAGCCGGATCATCACCAGCGAGTCCGAGTACTACGGGAAGGCCTTCACCATTTACCAGCGCTTCGGATCTAACTGGTCCGATGGCTGCTACTGGATGGGGAGCAGCTACAAGTTCCTGGGCTGTATCGTCAACCCAGCGATGCAAGACGAGAAGGAGGACAAGAAGGTGGCCTACGAAGAGTTCTGCGCGTTCATGGAGCGCTGGCTGGCAGATCTGGCGAAGCAATCGGCCGACGCCTGGGCACAGCCTGCCATCGACTACTGCCAGAAGACCGGCATGATGGTCGGCGACGACTCCGGCAACTTCCGCCCGCAGTCATTCATGCGGCGCGAGGAAGTCGCGGCCGTCCTGAAGGGCCTGATGACCGGCAAGGAAGACTGACAAAAACGAAGCAACCCCGGGAGAATATCCCGGGGCTTTTTTCGTGCCGGAATTGGTCGAAAATCGGCCCGTGGTGCGTTTTTATTTTGCCCGTCGACTAATTATACCTTTGCAAAAGTTCGCCGCGTAAAACGCCTGTTTTTCAAAAAGATAATTATGTTTACCATATCAAAAAACTTGACACCACACAAAACAAGCGTATAATTTGACGTGAGCAGAGGGGCTCACCTTTTTTACATGTTCTACCTATTCCCAAAACTGTGAAGCGCGGAACTTGTAAAAAATGGATAACACGACAAACGCCAAAAGCGTGATAGCCTCTTTGCTGAAGCAAGGAGGCGTTTTTTTATGAAGACAATCAGCAAGAAAAAGCTCCGCGTGGTAGAGAGCGAAGACGGTGCGATCTTCGAGGCCGGCTTCAACGCTGCGATGGATGAGATCTGCAGCAAAGGTATTATGCCGGAGGTTACCTTCCCGGAGCGGGGAGGGAAGCACTGCGCTTATATCGCCTACACGGAGACCATCAAGATCGCGGAGACGATCGTGGAAGAGCACGAGCTGCGCGGCGAGTTCGACCAGTGCAGAGACTGCCCGCTGTACCGTCCGCCAATGGACGGCCGGAAGAAGTGGGAGCGCTGCGGCTACGGCATCGCAACCAGCGCAAGCTCGAAAGTGTGCGAGAAGTTTTACGAGGGAAGGAGGTAACAATGGGCAGCAAACACATCAGCAAGGACCTGAACGCGGAGATCGTCAGAAGATGCGGATCGCTGCGGAACCTGGCGGACAAGGTGGGGATAAACTACGACACCCTGTACGGGAAGTTCGCCGGCAGATCTGAGTGGAAGGTCTACGAGGCCGTGAAGGTTGCAAAGGTCCTCGGCCTTAACCTGACCGAGTTCGTGCGGCTAACGGAAGGAGACACCGATGGCGAACCGATACCGGAGACCTTATAAGCCAGAGCGCGGCGCAGTATACGAGAACCACGGCGGCGGAGTGTTCCGCTGCATGACGACGCCATCGAAGAACTGGTCCGGCTACTACGCGACGATGCAAAACATCAAAAGCGGCTGGACGTTTCAGGCGATAGGGATCCACCGATACCAGGATGGGACCATCGACTGGGACTACAGCACAAACGGGATTTTTAGGAGGTAAACATGAAGAAGTACAGATGGAATGCACGCAAATGCCTGGGTAACCTGGGCGTGCTGTTGACGCTTCTGGGCGTCAACGTGCTGATCTTCTGGATGCTGTGGACGTGGGTCATCCAGGGAGGTGCAGCATGAAGAAGGACATCATCAAGGTCCTGGTGAAGCAACCAGGGCGACCGCTGCAGCTGGGCATGATCATGAACGAGCTGTCCGCCTTCCAGGAGGCCGTGGGCGGCTACATCGAGGCGGTCCCGCTTCGTCCGGATCTGGCCATGATCGTGAACGAGGAAGGCAAGCTGAACGGGATGCAGTACAACTTCCGGATCGACCTGGGCGGCTACTGGGACATGATCTTCGGCCCCTGCCTGATCGTAGGCGTGGACGGCGAGGACTTCACGGACTGCCCGCTCAGGCTGAAAGACCTGCAGGACTACTTCGACGGACTGAAGGAGGAAGGCTATGGGCAATAAAACAGACGCGACCATGACCGAGGTCGGCCCGTACAAGCTGAAGTTGCAGCCACGGGAGTGCGAGATCTGCGGCGGGAAGTACATCCCGACCAGCAACCGTCAGAAATACTGCCCGGAGTGCAAGATCCTCGTTAAACGTGCCCTTGGAGACCCGGAAGAAGCGAAGAGGCGGGCACGCTACTACAATCACAGAACGCCAGGCGATGTGGTCGTCACGAAGCTGCCCGCAAACCCTGCATCAGGATCAGGTGGACGAGGCCTGCCGCTTCAGGAGCCAGAGACGCCAGAGAAGCAGATGCAGCAGCCAGAGAGCCCGGAAGACGGTGTCCGTCAGGTAATTGAAACACCAGAGGCCGGGGTCTGGTACGAAGCCAGGATCACGAAGGGGAAGCTCTTGATGCTGGAAGCGAAGATCCACCCGGACATGCTGGCCATGATAATCAGGGAGGTGCGGTAAATGTTCAGGACATACAACCCGAACGCCATCAACCCGCCGGACGAGGAGCCCTGCCCGTATGAGTGCCCGATCTGCGGCACACCGCTGAACGAGGACGAAGAAGTCTACCTTTCGGCGGACAACGAGGTGATCGGCTGCGAGTTCTGCGTCACGACACGGCCGGCCGGTGAGGTCTGGAATTAGGAGGAGCACATGGACAAAGAGAAACGAAAGAAGGACATCGCGTTTATGTCAATCGCGGCAGGAATGGCCGCAAAGTGCCGAAACATGGACGGCGTAGTCGGGCCCGGCTTCCGTCTGGACCAGCAGTTCCTGGCCGATCTGGTATACAAGCCAACCATGCTCATGATGCCATATGGCTTCCTGGAATACTTCGGAGACGACACCGACTTCGAGTACATCACCAGGACGGACGGCGAGGTCGAGATGGTCACAGAGGTCAACGGCGTCACCTTCTACGCAGTGATCGATGACGGAGACATGATCAAGGGAGGGCGCATCGTATGAGAAGAGCGAGAAGCCCGAAGCGGATGATCCTGATCAAGCAGGACCTCATGCAGTGGCACCCCTACTGGATGACCTGGAGCGGCGACCGGTCGACCTGGAAGCTGCTGCCGGGGTACACACCCTGCGGAGTCGGTCACGTGACCTTCCGCAAGCCAAGAGTCTCGTGCCTGTTCAGAGTCGAGACGGAAAACAAACACATGAAAAAGGCGGCCAAGTAAGCCGCCATGCTGCCGGGATCCTTCGGCCACGTTTACGAGACACGCCGGAGGTCCTGGCCCCAGTTTAACACGAAGGAGAGAAAAATGCCAGACATTAGAAGCCTATACGAGAAGGACTTCCTGGGGCAGTGGGACGTTGCCGACCAGGAAATGATCCTGACCATCGCCGGCGTCACGCAGGAAGAGGTCGCGGATCCGACGACCCACAAGAAGAAGAAGAAGAAGGTCTGCCTGACCTTTAAGGAGACCGACAAAAAGATGGTGCTGAACGCGACCAACCGCGAGATCATCGCGAAGGAGCTGCTGAAGACCTACGACTACACCAAGTGGAACGGCCACCAGATCCAGCTGTATAAGGACCCGAAGGTCCGCTTCGGCCGGGACGAGGTCGGCGGGCTGCGCGTCCGCAAGTTCGTACCGAACGCCGGCGCCCCGATCTACTGCGAGGAGTGCGGTCAGCAGATCCAGAGCGCCAACGGCATGACGCCGCAACAGATCGCAGCATACACGAATAAGAACTACGGCCGGACACTGTGCCCGGACTGCGCGAAGAAGGTAAAGGAGGCCGCACATGCTGGAGCTTAATCAGAAGAACTACTACACCCAGGAAGCCAACCAGGCGTACTGGTCCGCGTCTCTGGTGAAGGAGTTCCAGAGCTGCGAGGCCAGGGCGCTGGCGACCCTGAACGGCGAGTACGTCCGGGAGAGCACGCAGGCCCTGCTGGTCGGCAGCTACGTTGACGCCTTCATCGAGGGCCCGGGTGCCTTCCAGAGGTTCTGCAGCGAGCACCCGGAGATCTTCAAGCGGGACGGCAGCCTGAAGGCCGAATACACCCGCGCCGATGCCATGCTGGCACGCATGAACGCCAGCCCGGTCTTCATGGAGTACCTGACCGGCGAGCGGCAGACCATCAAGACCGGCGAGATCTTCGGCCTGCCCTTCAAGGCCAAGTTCGACGTCTACGTGCCCGGCAAGCGGATCGTGGACCTGAAGACCGTCAAGGACCTGGAGCCCGTATACGTGCCCGGCGAAGGACGCCTGGCCTATTACGATGCATGGAACTGGCCCCTGCAGCTGGCCATCTACCAGGCCATCGAAGGCCACGGCCTGCCCTGCTATCTGGCGGTCGTCACCAAGGAGGACCCGCCCACGCTGGATCTGATCGAGATCCCGCAGTGGCGCCTGGATGCGGAGATGGAGTACCTGAAAAACCGCCTGCCCTATCTGGACGCGATCAAGCAGGGCATCATCGAGCCGGAGCGCTGCGAGCGCTGCGCGTACTGCAGAGCCACGAAAGAGATCACCGAACCACGCACCCTGGAGCGCATGGACATGGAGGAGCAATTATGAACAAGATCATCATCACCGGACGCCTGGGCAAGAAGCCGGAGCTGAAGACAGGCGGGAACGGTAACGAATACACGACCATCTCGGTCGCAGTAGATCGCCGCAAGGAGAAGGACAAGGACCGCGTCACCGACTGGTTCTACTGCACGGCCTTCGGCAAGCTGGCGGTCTTCATCACCACCTACTTCAACCAGGGCGACGGCATCGAGATCTCCGGCCGCATGGAGAACGACCGCTACAAAGACAGAGACGGCAACAACCGAGACAGCTGGAAGGTCATGATCGAGAACGCCGAGTTCGCCAAGGGAGGCAGCAAGTCCGGCAACAACGCCGCCGAGACGCCTGCAGCTGCACCCGAGGAAGGCTTCACGCCTCTGAATGAGGACGACGTACCCTTCTAATGGTCATCCAGGTTGACAGCCGCGAGAAGCGGCACATCATCGAAAGGATCCTCAACGGCTTCGACCGGCGCGGCGTTCAGTTCTACATCAGCAAGCTCTACAAGGGCGACTACATGAACATCGACAACCCGCGCCTGGTCGTCGACCGGAAACAGAACCTGGCGGAGGTGGCCTACAACTTCACCGACGCCAGGAAGACCACAAAAGGCTACAGCAGCCGCTTTGAGAATGAGATGGCCGAGGCCAAGAAGCTGGGCATCAAGATCGTGTTCCTGGTGGAGCACGGTGGCCCGATCCGGAGCATAGACGACGTCCCGAAGTGGGTCAACCCGCGACTGCAGGAGAGCCCGATGGCCATCAGCGGCGAGAGGATCTACCGCAAGATGCTAGCCTTCCAGAACTACTACGGCGTTGAGTTCCAGTTCTGCAACAAGGCGCAGACGGCGGACCGCATCATCGAGATCCTGAAGGGAGGCGCGGAAAAATGAGCGGGTATTTCAAAATCGAGCGAGACTTCCTTAGCAGCCCGTTCTGGCTGGCGGAAGAGTTCACGAAGGCACAGGCCTGGATCGATCTGATCGGCATGGCAAACTTCGCGGACAAGACCAAGTTCTACAAGGGCGCCTTCCAGAAGGTCAAGCGCGGGCAGATCATCACGAGCCAGCAAAGTCTCGCAAACCGTTGGAAATGGAGCCGTCACCGCGTTTCGGACTTTTTACGGACATTAGAAGGTGCAGCCATGGTGACAACCGAGCGTACAACACACGGGACACTTCTAACCGTTGTAAATTACGGCTTCTACCAGGATGGCGGGTCAACCAAAGGACGGAAAACGGTGCAACCGAAGGACACCGGCGGGACATTTGACGGACATCGGCGGGACATACAAGAAGAAAGTAAAGAAAGAATAAAAGAAGGTAATGGGGGCACCAAACCCCCAACGCGGGCGGAAGTGTCCGCTTATATCGAGGAGAAGGGCCTGCAGGTGGACCCGGATCGCTTCGTGGACTACTACGAGTCTGTGGGCTGGGAAGTCAACGGCAAGCCGATGCGCAGCTGGAAGGCTGCCTGCCGTAGATGGTCCGGCACCGAGGACTTCGACCGGAAGCAGACGCAGCCGAAGAGCTACGACGAGCTGATGGAGGAAGCCAGGAAGCTGACACCGGAGGATCTGTATGGGCCGACATGGAACGGAGGACAAACATCATGAGAAATTATATCGACCGGGCCGCCCTTTTTAACAGCCTGAGCGACGCCAAGACCGTCGAGGAGATCTTCGCGGCCATCCAGGCGGCCCCGGCTGAAGACGTCGAGCCAGTACGGCGGGGACGGTGGGTAATGCGAGACAATGACTATATCGACGACTGCAAGTGCTCCGAGTGCGGATGCGTGGAATATTTCAACAAAGGATGGAAGCACTTCGACTACTGCCCGAATTGCGGCGCACGAATGGAGGAATAAGCATGAGCTGGTACAGCGACGGAGAACATTTTGACGAATACGACCCACCGTACTGCGAGCGATGCAGCGGATGGACCAGCTACGAAGAGTGCCAGGCCTGCGCACGACGGCACGAAGAAGACGAAGGGGAGGACGAATGACCAGACAAGAGGCGGAGTTCCTGTTCGGCTGGATCCGGAACAGCTACCCGAGGAACTACAAGGACGCGGATCCGCGGCAGCTGGCCACGGCCGTCGACAATCTGGCGGACGTCTTCGGCTCGTACTCGTACCAGGAAGTGCTGGCGGAGTACAAGCGCCGGTACGCGACCCAGAAGAACGAACCGCACCCGAGCGAGATCCGCGCAGCCATTAAGGGCGAGACGAAGAAGCGGACAGCCAGAGCGACGGACGACCCGCTGACCGTGCTGCGGCGCCACCCTAAGTGGGACGACATCTGCAGGGCATACGGCGAGAAGACGGTGATCCGGCAGGCGAAGCTGTGCGTGGAGACGGCCTCGATCAACGAGCTGCAGTTCCGCCTGGAGCGGGATCAGTAACAAGCCAGAAATGGGCGCAAGGGCGGCCACCCTGAAAGATGCACACCTATACAAAACACCGAAGGCGCCGAAGTATTAACAGCCGCCCGAGCGCGGCGCCGTAAATGGGAGGAGAACATGCTGAAGCTGATATTTATTGACGAGCGGACAACAACGCCCGCAGGAGGCCGAAAACCGGCCCATAGCGAGGAGAAAGGACAGGGCAAGGTAATCTACATCGCCGGACCTATTACAGGCACCGAGGACTACATCGAGCGCTTCTGTGAGGCGCAGCTGCATCTGGAGCGTCAGGGCTTCATCGTACTGAACCCGGCGGACCTGCCGGAGGACATGCCCGAGGACCGGTACATGCCGATCTGCCTGGCCATGCTGGAGCAGGCGGACGCCGTCTACATGCTGCGCGGCTGGGAGGACTCCAACGGCGCAGGCATCGAATATCTGCTGGCCGAGTACCAGGGGAAGGAGATCCTGTATGAGAAGTGACAAAGAGAAGCGCGTCCTGGTCGTGAAGACCAGGCAGCTGCTGAGCCTGGAAAGCCGGAAGATAATCCGGCAGACGCTTCTGTGGGAACTGGAGGACGGCGTGGTCCTGCTTCCACCGTCCTTAGAGTTCTGCTGCCTTGCCTCAGCGGACGAGGTGCACGTGATGCAGGACGACCTTTATCCCTGCGACCCTGACAAGAACGACCGGTGCACAAAGAGCGGCTGCTACCGTAACGGCGGCGACTGCTATCTGACGAAGTTCGAGGAATACAGAAAATGACCGCAAAGGAGTACCTGCAGCGCGCGTACAACCTTCGCCGGCGCATAGCAGCCAAGGAAGCACACCTGGAAGAGCTGCGCACCCAGGCGGAACACATCACGGCCGATCTGACCGGGATGCCGCGAGGATCCGGCGCGTCGTCTCCGGTTGAGAGGATCGCCGTGCAGATCGCGGATCTGTCCTGGGAGATCGAGCTGGACTGGCTGGACCTGATCCAGTACCAGGAAGAGATCCGGCGGACCATCGAGTCCATCGAGGACCCGGTGATCGTGCAGGTGCTGTCGCTGCGCTTCCTGGCGTATAAGAACTGGAAAGAGATCGCGGACCTGACGCACTACTCGATCAGTCACGTCTTCCGGATGCAGGCCCGGGGCTTCTCAATAATCGAGAACATGCGATTGAATGAGAGTATCAGTCTGTGATAGCGTTAAGGTGCCAGAAATGGACAGGATAAAAATCTCCGAAGAATATCCCCGGAAGAGCGGACCGTGAGGTGACGGCCCGCTTTTTCGTGCGCTGAAACCATGAAACCCTGGGCGGAAACCTTCTACAAGTCAAAAGCGTGGCAGGCGTGCCGGAACGGGTACATGAACAAGGTCGGCGGTCTTTGCGAGTCCTGCCTGGCGAACGGGATCTACAAGCCGGCGGAGATCGTGCACCACAAGGTGGAGCTCACGCCGGAAAACATCAACGACCCGGCCATCGCGCTGAACTGGTCAAACCTCAAGGCTGTCTGCCGAGAGTGCCACGCCATCGAACACGGTGCACACGTGAAGCGCTACGAAATCGACCGGAACGGCAGCGTGATGGCGAAGAGATAGCCCCCATATCGCGTGAAAAATGCGAGACCACGGGAGACCGGGCCAAGGGGATAGAAAAGACTGACCGGGACTTGCCCGTGTTTTTGGAAAGCCAGCCGAACCGGTTCAGAACCGGCCGGAGCTGTCCGGAGCCAGGCAGACCCACGACAAATTAGGAGGAGAGCATGGCTAAAATCGGCAACGTCCGGAAAGTACGCCTGCAGGATCTGACGCCCTACGCGAAGAACGCGAGGATCCACGACGAGAAGCAGGTCGATCTGATCGCCCGGAGCATCCAGGAGTTCGGATTTTTGAACCCGGTGCTTATAGACGGCGATGGGAATGTAATAGCAGGCCATGGCAGGATCATGGCAGCAGAAAAGCTCGGGATGAAGGAAGTCCCATGTTTATCCGTCGATGGACTTACGGAAGAGCAGCGGCGTGCCTACATCCTGGCTGACAACAGGCTGACCGAGATGGGAGGCTGGGACCAGCAGATCGTGAGCGACGAGCTGCAGTTCCTGAAAGATGCCGGCTTCGGCATCGACCTGACCGGCTTCGACATCGACGACATCATCATCACGGACGATATGGGCGCCGACATATCTGACGAAGAATTCGCTGCCAGGGCGGAAAAAGAGCCGCGGATTAAGCGCGGCGAGGTATGGATCCTCGGAAGGCACCGCCTTATGTGCGGCGACAGCACGAGCCCGGACGACTGCCAAAAACTGGTTGGGGGGGGTACCGCGGACCTGCTATTAACAGACCCGCCGTACAACGTCAACTATGAAGGCTCGACCAAGGACCGCCTGCGGATCGATAATGACAGCCTCCCGGAGGAAGCCTTCATCGAATTCTTGACTGCAGCGTTTAAGAACGCGGTCAACGCGATGCGACCAGGGGCTTCTTTTTATATCTGGTATGCCAGCAAGACGACGAGCGCATTTTTGGAGGCCATGCAGCAGGCGAGCATGGAACCACGGGAGCAACTCATCTGGGTCAAAAACACGTTCTCTCTCGGCCGCCAGGATTATCAGTGGAGGCACGAGCCCTGCTTCTATGGATGGGTAGATGGCGCGGCGCATTATTTCATTGACATGCGGAGTCTCTCCACGGTTAACGACGATCTGGACACCATCACGAGGGAAAAGGCCGTCGAGCGCATAAAGGAAATGAGCGCGGCGACGACCGCCATCTATGAAAACAAGCCGGTGGTCAATGACCTGCACCCGACCATGAAGCCCATTCTGCTGTTCAAGAAACTGATCCGGAACAGCACCAAACCGGGCGAAACAGTCCTCGATCTTTTCGGAGGATCCGGCACAACCTTACTGGCTGCGGAAGAAATGGACCGCAGCTGCATGATGATGGAATACGACCCGCGCTATGCGGACGTCATCATCCAACGCTGGGAGGAGATGACCGGCGAGACAGCGAGCCTGGAGAAGTAACGCCCAAGGGCGAACAGTATCAGGAGGAGCAAATGGCAAAAGACAAGATGAGCCTGCAGGAGCAGGCGAACGAGATCCTGCAGAAGGCCGAAGAGCGCGGCGTCCAGTCGAACTTCTTCTTCGTGACGACCTTCAAGCGCTACCAGGTGCAGATGACAACGCTGCAGGAGCTGGAGCATGCCATCAAGGAGTACGGCGCGACGGTCACCAAGGAATACGTCAAGGGCCGGCAGAACCTGGTGGTCAACCCGGCGATCACCGAGTACAACAAGACGGCGACGGCTGCGAACGGCACCGTGGCCACCCTGATGAACATCGTCAAGAACCTGCCGTCGGAGGACGAAGGCGGCAAGGGCCTGGCGGACATCATGCAAGGGCTGATGGCCGGTGAATAATTATATTTTTGAATACTACCAGGGCATCCAGGACGGCACCATCGCGGTGGGCAACTGGATCCGGCTCTGGTACGAATACATCATCAAGGGACTGGAGGACGGTTCCTTTTTTTACGCGCCGAAGAAGGCAAAGGCGGCGATCGTCTTCGCGGAGAACTTCTGCCGGCATCATGAAGGAGCCCTGGCACCTGGCCTTATAAAGCTGGAGCTGTGGGAGAAGGCGTTCCTGTCTGTGATCTTCGGCATCGTCGACAAGGACGGCAACCGGCAGTTCCGGGAGATCGTGCTGGTGGTCGGCCGGAAGAACGGCAAGACCCTGTTGGCGGCGATCGTCTCCGCGTTCCTGGCTTTCATGGACGGCGAGTACGGCGCGAGGATCTACATGGCAGCGCCGAAGCTGGAGCAGGCCCGGCTGTGCTTCGATGCGTTCTTCCAGATGGTCCAGAAGGAGCCGAGGCTGGCAGAACTGGCCCAGAAGCGGCGCACGGACGTCTTCATCGATAGCAGCAACACGACGATCAAGCCACTGGCCTTCTCAGCGAAGAAGTCCGACGGCCTGAACGTCCAGGGCGGGATCTGCGACGAGGTGGCGAGCTGGCAAGGCGACCAGGGCATTAAGTTTTATGAGGTCCTGAAGAGCAGCCAGGGCGCCAGGAATCAGCCGATGCTGCTGAGTCTGACCACCGCCGGCTACGTGTCCGGCGGGATCTACGACGAACTGATCGCACGCTGCACGCGCCTGCTGATGGGTAACGGGAAAGAGACCCGGCTGGCGCCATTCCTTTACATGATCGACAGCCCGGAGAAGTGGAACGACATCAACGAGCTGCGGAAGAGCAACCCGAACCTCGGCGTCTCCGTATCGGTCGACTACATGCTGGAAGAGATCGCGATCGCCGAAGGATCCCTGAGCAAGAAGACGGAGTTCCTGACAAAATACTGCAACATAAAGCAGCACAGCACCCAGGCGGCCTTCGCTGCCGTAGCAGTCGAAAAAGCCAGCGGCGAGCCCATCGACCTGTCGACCTTCCAGAACTGTTACTGCGTCGGCGGCATCGACCTGTCCCGCACGACAGACCTGACGGCCTGCACGGCGGTGATCCAGAAGGCCGGCGAGCTTTACGTGATCGCGAAGTTTTTCCTGCCTTCGGCGAAGCTGGAGGAGGCGATCGCCCGGGACGGCCTGCCCTACGACATCTACGTGCAGCGCGGCCTGCTGCATTTATCCGGCGAGAACTTCGTGGACTATCACGACTGCGAGGCCTTCTTCCGGGAGCTGGTGGAGCGGTGGAAGATCTACCCGCTGCAGGTCGGCTACGACCGCTACTGTGCCCAGTACCTGGTGCAAGACATGGAGGCCTACGGCTTCCACATGGACGACGTGTTCCAGGGCTTCAACCTGACCCCGGTCATCAACGAGTTCGGCGGCCTGCTGAAAGACGGCCGGATCCATATCGGCGACAATGACCTGCTGAAGATCCACCTGCTGAACACGGCGCTGAAGCACGATAGCCAGACGGAGCGCGTCCGCCTGGTCAAAATATCGACAAACGACCACATAGACGGAACAGCGGCCCTGCTGGACGCCTTCACGGTGCGGCAGAAGCACTGGAAGGAGATCGGCGGGCAGCTGGAGAACAAAGGGAGGTAAACCCGTATGGGCCTTTTTGAGAAGATCTTCGGCAGGGACACGGCCCCACCCCGGCGCGAGGAAACGACCTTCAAGCTGCTGAGCGGCTACAAGCCGGTTTTTAGAACGTGGGGCGGCGAACTGTACGAGGAGGAGCTGGTCCGGGCGGCGATCGACGCCAACGCCAGGAACACGGCGAAGCTGCGGATCATCATCCAGGGCGAGGCGAAGCCGAAGCTGCAGACGCAGCTGAGGAAGAGGCCGAACAGCTTCATGACCTGGTACCAGTTCCTGTACCGGCTGCGGACGATCTGGGAGATGCAGAACACAGCCATCATCGTGCCGGTTATAAACGAGACCGGCGAGACGGTCGGCATTTTCCCCGTCTACTACACCCACATCGAGGTCGTGGCGTACCGGGGAGAACCCTGGCTGCGGATGAAGTTCCACAACGGAGACGTGGCAGCCGTGGAGCTGGCCAAGGTCGGGATCATGACAAAGTTCCAGTACCGGAACGACCTGTTCGGCGAGTCGAACAAAGCGCTGCATCCGACGATGGAACTGATTGACATTCAGAACCAGGGCATCCGGGAAGGAGTCAAGACGGCGGCCTCGTATCAGTTCATGGCCACCCTGTCGAACTTCGCCAACGACGAAGACATCGCCAAGGAGCGGAAGCGCTTCACCGAGCAGAACCTGCAAGCCAAGGACGCCAGCGGCGTGCTGCTGTGGCCGAATACGTACAAGGACATCAAGCAGATCGAGTCGAAGCCCTTCGTGGTAGACGCGGACCAGATGATGCTGATCCGGACCAACGTCTTCGACTACTTCGGGACGAACGAGGACGTGCTGCAGAACAAGGCCTACGGCGACGCCTGGGCGGCGTTCTATGAGGGCAGCATCGAGCCCTTCGCCATCCAGCTGTCCGAAGTCCTGACCAACATGCTGTTCACACCGGCGGAACAGGGACACGGCGCCCTGCTCATGGCGACGGCCAACCGGCTGCAGTATATGACAAACAAAGACAAGGCCGAAGTCACGGCGACCTTCGCGGACCGTGGCATGGCCACCATCGACGAGCTGCGCGAGATCTGGAACATGGCACCACTTCCGAACGGCCTTGGCGAGACCATCCCGGTGCGCGGCGAATATTACGATCTGAGAACGAACGGAGAGGAGGGCATCGTAAATGCCGAATAAAGACATCAGCGCCCTGCTGGAAGAAAAACTGACCCAGGGCCGCGAGTTCCGGGACATGGAGATCCGCGCCCTGGAAGACGAACAGAACGACGAGATGATCGTGGAAGGCTACGCGACGACCTTCAACCAGACATACGAGCTGTGGAGCGAGCCCGGCTACAAAGTCCTGGAACAGGTGGACGCAAGAGCCTTCGACGGATGCGACATGACCGACGTCATCATGCAGTACGACCACGAGGGCCGCGTTTTTGCCCGTATGAGCAACGGCACCCTGGTCTGCACGCCGGACGAACACGGCCTCAAGGTCCGCGCACTGCTGGGCGGCACCGAACTGGGCCGGCAGCTGTACCAGGAGATCTCCGGAGGCTACACCACGAAGATGAG